GACTACTAGACAAGGTTCGTGAAGGCGTACCTTACCCACTTCATCTGATAAACAAAGCATTGGAATTGACTGGTGACTTGGAGTAGGCGTAATGTAGAAAACCCAAGCGATAGGGTTCAACTGGAGCAAGCAGAAGCCAGAGAACTTTATCGCACTTGGGAAACCAACAAAGATAGAGACTTTGTTCGTGCCAGACTTGAGAGAGCAGAAAGAATCTATGGTCGTGGCGCTAGAGATCGAATTCGTGAATACATGAACAGAATTAAGGATGGGCAACTCGAATGACATTTATTTTGACTTTTAAAGTAGACGCTAACCCTGTTGGAAAACAGAGAGCTAGGTATGCAAAGCGAGGAAACTTTGTTCAAACTTACACCCCTGACAAAACCCGCAACTATGAATCTTTAATCAAAGAAGCAGCCATACAAGCGATGGGGAGCAATGAAATCCTAGAAACCCCTGTAAACCTTTATCTGTATATCAGAGCACCTATCCCTCAGTCGTACTCAAAAAAGCGCTTAGAAGCCTGTTTAAACGGCTCAGAGAAGCCAATTAAGAAGCCAGACGCATCCAATGTGCTGAAAAGTGTAGAAGATGCAATGAATGGAGTGGTTTACAAGGATGATTCTCAGATCGTGAATATCCATGTTTCGAAGGTTTATTCAAGTCTTGCTGGTGTCGATATTTGTGTAAAAGAATGCTTGGACTAAGGGTAAGTCCTAATAGATTTATTGTTTAACAAGAGTAAATTAACAGTTTTTAACAGGAGTCAATGATGAACACATGGGAATTTGATACAACTACTGGCGAAGGTAGCGAGATCGTTACAGTCGTTTACGAGTACGAGCAAGATGCAGACTCGACCTATAACGAGAACATCAAAGAAGTCTGGTTTGAAGGTCGCAATGTCATTGGTTTGTTCTCTGCCGAACACTTCAAAGAGCTAGAGATGGAAGCGTCAATGCGCTTTCAACACCACAAACTTAACTACAAATACGAGGATGTATGAGTAAAGGTTCAAAAAGTCGTCCGTTTCAAGTAAGCAACCAAGAATATGCAAACCGATGGAACGCAATTTTCGGAAAAGATAATGACTCGCAAGAAAACAAAGAGAAAGCATTGGAATTTGATCGATCCGATACAGCACGGGATAATCGGAGCAGCGATAACTCAAAGGGACAAGTTGGACAAGCTCAGAACCCTTGAATACTCAGCCCTAGAGTCAATAACCAAAGGTCAAGGAACAGTACAAGATTGGAGAACTCTAGTCGATGTTCTAAATCTGTCTGAAACGATGGCTAGAGGTGGAATAGGCCCTGAGGTGCTACCAGTATGCGAGAAGGCACAAGAAGCCCTACACAAAGCCGCCATGCGTTACCAAGAAACCATGCGAATGGGATTAGATGGAACAGGAATTCAAGCCATTAGAGAGCTAATTGAATATGCAGACCTTCAACAATCGAGTATTTCAAGGTCAGAATTTGAGAGATATATTCAAAAGACCAAGAATTACATCAAATCACATGGTGACAAAGTGGTAGAAATCGTATGAATGAACCAACAAAAGCTATCCAATACCTTATAGATACAGCCCCTTTGTATGCCAAAGCCAAGGCTGACAGGATGTATTTAGAGGAATTCCGCAAGAGTAGGCGTAGTCAGCTCATGGCACAAGCTGGAACAGAAGTCCTTGGAAAACAGGAAACCTATGCCTATGCCCACCAAGATTACATAGAAATACTCAATGGAATCAAGGAAGCGGTCGAGAAAGAGGAGAAATATCGGTGGTTGATGACTGCAGCGCAAGCAAGGATAGAGGTCTGGAGAACCGAACAGTACTCAGCCAGAATGGAAGTGAGAGCGACTCAATAGATGCAAAGCAAAAACAAAGCAAAGCCCACCAATGGGGAAAAACAACACATTGAGCGAATCAAGGGGATGTCTTGCATTATTTGCGACTCACCTCCACCAAGTGAGTGCCACGAGATAAATCAGGGACAATGGTTTACATCAATGCCATTATGTGCTGATTGCCATCGTGGAAGCATTAACGGCATACATGGGCAAAAAAGGCTTTGGTCTGTTTACAAGATGGACGAATTGTCTGCACTGAATGAAACGATACGGAAATTGTGCGAGAGAATGCCACTAGAAGCCGATAAAAACCCGTTTTGAGCCATTTTTTAGAGTTAGACAATGGTTGACAGCAGAAAAGAAAAAACCCGCTCAATGGCGGGTTAGTTGGTTAGCGTTTTGTAAGTATTCGAAGGACTAGGGCAATGCAAGCATAGATCATTTATCCTCGCCTTCGTTCAAAATCTCCAAAATCTGCCTAAGTTTCTCAGGTGAAACAGTAAGCCATCTAGTCTGACCTTGCTCATTTTGAATTTTTAAGTCTGCCTGGTGCTCGCCTAAACGGGAAAATTCGTAATCGTAGTAAGTCATTTCAGCACTCCCACAAAGTCTGCAAAGCATCATCGAGGCCAATGCCATCGTCAAACGAGGCTTTAGCGTATTCGCCCCACCAATAGCCCTCGACTACTTTAGTCCGAGTATTAACCCAAATATTAGGGCCGCCAAAAGCCACTAGAACCCTAGCACCTAAGTATTCCCGTTTACTGTTGACAATGTATTCAATGTCTAAAGCATCTTGGAGATAGTCAAACGCTGACATCTCTTCACCATCATAGTTAAGTTCATCGCCAAAGCCTTTAGTGATTGTTTCGGCTATTTGCTGCACATGGTCTTGCAAGCGTGTTTCAGTTTCGATTGTCATCTTTACACCTATTGAATTGAATTAAAAAGAATTACTTTGTGAGAATGTCGAAGTAAGCTAAAAGCCCGATACAGAGACACAGACCGATACCGATTGCTGTCAGATAGTCCAAGAGAGTATTTTTCATGTTGACACCTTTGGGTTGATGATCTGGCAATACTCTGCCCATTCAGCATTGGTCATTTCACCCCCGCCAATAACGAACGCTTCGGTAGCGCCATTGGGTTGACCATTGATAAGGTAAGGACGATGACCGATAGTTCGACCAGTGGAGAGAGTGATATCTTTTCGCATGTTGACACCTATTAAATTGCACTTTCCGATTGAAAGTAGGGTAAGAATAGCACCGAAAAATAAAAAAAACATAGGGATAAACCCTTAGATGATAGAATTTATTTAAATTATTTATTGACCTGGTGAAAACATGGCACGCCCAAGCAGCCCGAACACTAAGTATTTCCAAAGAACATTGACCAACCCTCAGAAACTTATCATGTTATCAGCGGGTGAAGGTGATCTGTCTAAAGGATTCGAGACAGTGTTAGCCCTTTACCAGCATGTTCACAATGAGGGATTCAGGCCTGATATGGATATGAGTTCTTTAAGAATAGAATCCGCGGATAAAGAGACAGCCCTTAATGAGTGATCTAGTAAGTAGTAATGGAAGGGATAGATAAGGGAACGGATAGGGAAATAGATAAGACTGGAATAGTTCAAGTGCCCTAATAAAGGTGCTTCCCTCTCTTACCTAAACGCAAATGAGAATCATTCTCAATTAGCTGCAAGTAAGGGTAAACCCTGATCTGTATGCCTGGACAGCACTGGATGGAAACACATTAGGGAAAACCCTAGGTTGGTTGGATTGATGGGGGGGAGGGGGTTGGTTGGGTTGGTAGATATTTGTGGTACACCCCACCCTCAAAAAAAAGGAAATCAAATGGAAACACTGAAACGAGGACGAGGAAGACCAAAAGGAAGCGTCAAGATGACGATACAGAGGTTTGCTGATAACCCGCCTGCTGTATTGCCTAAGACAGACCACCAGAGGCTCAAGGAGTTGAAGGAGTTGATGATTCGTTCTGGAGGTAAGGATGTTGCTCAAAAGGTAATAGAGATAGCATTGAATGACGAGCATCCGCATCAACTGGTGGCTTTAAAGATGTGTTTAGACAGGACTTTGCCAGTCTCTATGTTTGAGAAGGACAAGAGTCAGAGGAGTGCTGTGACGATAAATATCACAGGGCTTGGTGGTGAGCCGACTATTATTGATACTAACCCTGCGGAAGATGTAGAGGCTAAATATGGCTGATTTGAACTTTAGCTTGCTTCCTTGGCAACAAGAGGTATTTAAGGATACGACTCGGTTCAAGGTTGTGGCTGCTGGGCGTAGGTGTGGTAAGAGTAGGATGGCTGCAGTAACGCTCTTGATTGAGGGTTTAAAGTGTCCTCAAGGCTCTGCTGTGCTTTATGTCTCACCTACTATGGGGCAATCAAGACAGATTATTTGGGACTTGTTGCTAGACCTTGGTAGAGACATCATCACAAATAGCCATGTCAATAACTTAGACATTACCCTGATAAACGGAGCAAGAATCTATGTCCGTGGTGCTGACAGACCAGATACCCTTCGTGGTGTGTCTTTGACCTATGCTGTACTGGACGAGGTTGCGGACATTAAGCCTGAGGCTTGGGAGCAAGTTATTCGGGCTTCTTTGTCTGACAAGAAGGGTAGGGCCTTGTTTATTGGCACTCCAAAGGGTAGAAACTGGTTCTATGACACCTTTAAATTAGGTGAAAGTGGTGATGATACGGACTGGAAGAGTTGGCACTTTACTACCCAAGATAACCCCTTGATTGACCCTACAGAGATTGAAAGTGCTAAGAAGACTCTGAGTACCTTTGCTTTTAAGCAAGAATACATGGCATCGTTCTCCAATGCGGGTTCAGACATCTTTAAAGAGGACTGGATCAAGTATGGGGTAGAACCTGAACATGGGAGTTACTTCATCTCGATTGACTTGGCGGGCTTTGAAGAGGTTGCCAAACAAGCGGGGAATGCCAAGAAAAGGTTGGATGAGTCGGCTATCTGTGTGGTTAAGGCGACTGAGGATGGGAAGTGGTTTGTCAAAGAGATCATCCACGGAAGATGGGATATTCGGGAGACAGCCTCTAAGATTCTGATGGCTATTCGGGATTACAGACCGACTTCTGTGGGAATTGAGAGGGGGGCGCTTAAAAACGCTGTTTTGCCCTATTTGTCAGACCTTATGAGAAAAAACAATGTTTATGCTCATATCGTGGATTTGACCCACGGAAACAGAAAAAAGACAGATAGAGTGATTTGGGCATTGCAAGGAAGGTTCGAACATGGCAGAATCGTGCTTAATTCCGAAGAGAATTGGGATGACTTCATTGACCAACTTCTGATGTTTCCTGCAACTGGCGTCCATGATGACCTACCAGATGCATTATCATACATGGATCAGCTTGCCGTTACATCGTACTTTGAACAAGAAGATGATGATGAGTGGCAACCGATTGACATAATTTCGGGGGTGTAATGGAATTCCAAGAACCAACAGACAGCGATAAAGAATTAGTTAGCTTTGTTGTTAACCATTGTGATCGCTGGAGAGACTATCGTGATACTAACTATTTAACTGCATGGTTGGAATACGAGCGTATCTTTCGTGGTGAGTGGGATGCCCAAGACAAGACCCGAGAATCAGAGCGTTCAAGAATAGTAACGCCTGGTACTACTCAAGCCGTTGAGACTCGCCATGCCGAGATCATGGAAGCTATCTTTGGTCAAGGTGAGTTCTTTGACATTCAAGACGATATTCGTGATGTCAACAACAACCCATTAGATGTAGCCATGATTAAGGCTCAACTGATGGAAGACTTTAAAGTAGACAAGATTCGTAAGTCTATCGACCAGATTGAGTTGATGGCAGAAATCTATGGTACTGGCATCGGTGAGATTGTTGTCAAAACCGAGAAAATCTTTGTTCCTTCTACCCAAGCAATCCCTGGTCAACCTGGTCAAGCCGCTATTGGCGTGCTAGAAAAAGACCGAATTGCTGTCAAGATTGTTCCTGTTAATCCTAAGAACTTCTTGTTTGACCCTAATGGTACTTCTATTGAAGACTGTATGGGTGTGGCGATTGAGAAGTATGTCTCTATCCACAAAGTCGTTAAGGGTCAGGAAGATGGCATCTATCGCAAGGTAGAGATCGGTACTGATTCGATGGATACTGACCTTGAGCCTACTCAAGAGATTACTCAGTACGAAGATGACAAGGTTAAGTTGCTAACCTACTATGGTTTAGTTCCTAGAGAATACCTTGAACAGCTAGAGAATGAAGCAGAAGTTGAGGATTTATTCCCTGAAGACTCTGTTCAGGACGAGTATTCTGACTTGGTAGAGGCTATTGTCGTTATTGCGAACGATGGTGTTCTGTTAAAGGCAGAAAAGAATCCTTACATGATGAAGGATCGTCCAATTCTGGCTTATCAGGACGATACAGTTCCTAATCGTTTGCTCGGTCGTGGTACTGTTGAGAAGGCTTATAACTCCCAAAAGGCTGTAGACGCTCAGATTCGTTCACATTTGGACTCATTGGCGTTGACTACAAGCCCAATGATTGCGATGGATGCAACTCGTTTGCCCCGTGGCATGAAGTTTGAAGTAAAGCCAGGCAAGAATATCCTGACAAACGGCAATCCTAACGAGATTTTGTTCCCATTTAAGTTTGGAAATACTGATCCAAACAACATGAATACTGCCAAAGAGTTCGAAAGAATGCTCTTGCAGTCTACGGGTACGCTTGATAGCAACGGAATGGTATCAAATGTGTCTCGGGATGCTGGTCAAGGTGGTATTTCGATGGCTGTTGCCTCGATTATCAAGAAGTACAAGCGTACCTTGGTGAACTTCCAAGAAGACTTTATGATTCCGTTCATCAATAAGGCTGCTTATCGCTATATGCAGTTTGATCCAGAGCGTTATCCTACTGTTGACTTGAAGTTTATCCCAACTGCAGCGCTTGGCATCATTGCTCGTGAGCATGAGCAACAACAGTTCATCTCTTTGCTTCAGACTCTTGGCCCAAATACACCTGTTTTGCCAGTTATTCTTAAGGGGATCATGGCTAACAGCTCGTTGTCTAACAGACATGAGTTGATTCAGATGCTTGACCAGATGTCTCAACCTGATCCACAAGCACAACAGATGCAACAAGTTCAACAACAGTTGGCTATGCAGTTGGCACAGGCTCAGATTGCTGTCCAAGCAACACAAGCCGAGCAAAATCGTGCAGAAGCGACTAAGTTGTCTGTTGAAGCTCAATTGATGCCACAAGAGGTACAGGCTAAAGTGCTTGGTAGTGCTACTAAGAACTTGCCTGCTGGTCAAGAGTCAAATGAGTTTGATAAACGAGTGAAGATTGCTGAATTGATGCTCAAGGAGGCTGATATTAAGAATAAATCTAAGATTGTTGAGATGCAAATGGCTGATAAGCAGAATAAAATCTCAGGCATGGAACAAGATTTCTTAGATCAGTTGACCAAGGAGTTGAGCAATGGACGCTGAAAGTCTGGTCAAGGAGTTAATTCTCAAGAGCATGACTCCTGAGCAACAGCAAGCGATTCTTGATTCTGTTAAAAACTCAGTAGCACAAGCTAGAGCAGTCCAAAAGCAGAAGATTGGCGAGAATGTTGATCTTGTTGTCCAAGCTCTCAAGAAGATTGAATCTGATATCCGTAGTCGCTATGACGATCTAGGCAATCTCATTGAAAAACGAGTTGCCTCCATTCAAGATGGTCGTGATGGTATCAATGGTACAGATGGACGAGATGGCAGAGATGGAAAGCCTGGCAAAGATGGCGCTCCTGGTCGGCAAGGCGCTCAAGGCCCTGCGGGTAAAGATGGTAGAGATGGCGTAGATGGCGTTTCTGTCACCAATGCTTACCTAGATTTTGATGGTGGCTTGGTTATCACATTGTCTAACGGCAATGAGATCAATGTTGGCGAAATCATGCCAATGGAGTTGGCAAGCCAGATCAAAGTCATTACAAATGGCGGTGGCACATCTCAGTATGTCTTAGATACACTTGAATCCTTACAGACTCAGATTAACACTCTGATTCCTAGCCAAACTGGTAATTCAGGCAAGTTTTTGACAACAAACGGCACAAGCACTTCTTGGGCTTCTGTTGCTGGTGGTTTGAGCTATCAAGGTACTTGGAATGCCTCTACAAATACACCTACTTTAGCTTCTAGTACTGGTACAAATGGGTACTACTACATTGTTTCTACTGCGGGTTCTACGAATCTGAATGGCATTACTGATTGGCAGATTGGCGATTGGTTATTGTTTAATGGTTCTGTTTGGCAAAAGATTGACCAAAGTGAATTGGTTACTTCTGTTGCTGGTAGAACTGGTGCTGTTACTTTAAGCACCTCAGACATTAGTGGTCTTGGAACAATTGCGACTCAGAATGCCAATAATGTTGCAATTACTGGTGGTGCAATTGACGGGACAACAATTGGTTCAACTACTGCCACAACTGTAAGAGGAACAATACTTACTGCTACTACAAAAGTAGTTTCTCCATATTTTGATGCTGTAAATTCTGCTGGTGGTGCTTTACGCAATGCTAGTGGAACTAATCAAATTCAATGGGGTGCTGGTGGTGGAAATAATGTTTCTGTAGATGTTTCCACAAATTTAAATGGTAGTAATGCACAGATAGATATAAGCCCTACTGGTACTGGTCATGTACACATCAAGCCAACTGGTGCAGGAAGTCTTGAAATTGCTCCAACTAATTTAGGCACTATTAACAATATGTCTATTGGGGCAACAACCCCATCAACTGGTGCTTTTACATCTGTCACTTCAACAACTCCAATTGCTGTTGCATCTGGTGGAACAGGAACTTCAACACCAAGTTTAGTTGCAGGCTCAAACATTACAGTTTCAGGAACTTGGCCTAACCAGACTATTGCGGCTACAAGTAGTGGATCAGGAACAGTTACATCTGTAGCGGCAACAGTACCATCATTCTTGTCAATAAGTGGCTCTCCAATTACCACTTCTGGCACTTTGGCTATCTCTTATAGCGGTACTGCTTTGCCTATCGCTAATGGCGGTACAGGCACAACATCTACTCCTACTGATGGACAGTTGTTAATTGGCAACGGAACAGGCTATACAGCGGCTACTTTGACTGCTGGAAGCAATATAACCATTACTAATTCTTCTGGTGGAATTACAATTGCTTCATCAGGTGGTGGTAGCACGATTGTTTTTCCATTCTACAAAGCAGATGGCACATCAGATACTATTGCTCTCATAAGTAGCTCTTATTTGCCTTTCTTCAATAGTTCTGGCACAGCAAAGAACATTGCACTAACAACTTGAGGTAATTTATGGCTGTCGTTAACCTTGTCAAATCAATTTATACAGGTTCTGATGTAACCTCGTTGGGTGAGATTGCATCTGGAGATACAGTAAATTTACCTACTGGTTCTCAGCTCAATTCTGCTGATCTTGTTAGTACATCTGCAACTCAGACGCTAACCAATAAGACTCTGACAAATCCTACTGTCACCAACTATACAGAGACTGCTTATACTGCTAACACAAGCACAGCAATCACAGTATCTTTGGCTAATGGAACAGTACAGATTTTGACTTTGACTGGTAACGCAACAATCACAATGCCTACTGCCGCAGCAGGAAAGTCATTCATCATTATCTTGCGTCAAGATGGTACTGGTTCTCGATCTGTTACTTGGTCAACAGTAAATTGGGCAGGAGCTACTGCACCTACTGTTACTGGTACTGCAAGTAAACAAGATATCTTCTCGTTCTTTAGTGATGGAACATCTTGGTATGGTGCAACATTAGGTCAAAACTACACGCAATAATATGTTTGCATCATCAAAATCAGGCGCTGTAGCCGACCCAAAAGACGCTCAGTTTAACTATGTAACTATGTTGTTGCATGGTAATGGGACTAATGGCGCTCAGAACAATACATTTGTAGACTCATCTACTAATAACTTCAGTATTACCCGTAACGGCAATACGACTCAAGGCACATTTAGTCCTTATGGTGCTAACTGGTCTAATTACTTTGATGGTACTGGAGATTATTTAAATGTAGCTAGTAGTAGCCAATTCATTGCTAGTGGAAATGGATTTACTGTTGAAGCGTGGGTTTACTACACATCAATCACGGATTATTCATTTATTGTTGCCAGCACGACTGGTGCGAATAATTACAATCCTTATTGGTATATCGGATCAAGCAACACAGGAACTTGGCGTTTGTCTTGGGGTGATGCAACATCAGTAGATACTGGAATTGCTATAACTTTAAACACATGGCATCATGTTGCAATTTCCATGACTTCAGGAGGATCAGGTGTTTTCTATCTTAATGGCGTAAGTAGAGCAACCGCAACAGGAAAATCATTGAATGGCTCTAATACTGGAGTTGCCATTGCTCATGGTGGAGGAACTTTGGCTGGTCTGTATCTTGTAACGGGCTACATTTCAAATGTCCGATATGTAAAAAATAGTTCTGTTTATACTGGAGCTTTTACACCAAGTACTACGCCATTAACGGCTGTTTCAGGCACATCTTTGCTGACTTGCGCTGACAACAGATTCATTGATGACAGCACAAATAACTTCACCATAACAGTTAACGGAAATACAAGCGTCCAACGCTTCAGCCCATTTAGCCCTACATCTGCCTACTCCACAAGCGTGATTGGTGGCTCTGGGTACTTTGATGGTACGGGTGACTACTTAGGAGTTGCAAATAATGTAAATGCAAGTGGCAACTTTACTTATGAATTTTGGATGTATGCAACTGGATTTGGTAGCGGTAGTTACGGAACAATGATTGGCGCTTCTTCTGGTTCTGCAAGCAATATATTCCAATTACAAACTTATTCATCATTTCCAAGTAGGATTCTTGGCTATGTTGGTGCCGCCGCTGGTTCAGGTAATTTAAGCCCAACATTGTCTCAACCTATTTTAAATCGTTGGATTCACATTGCAGTTGTGCGGTCTGGAAGCACCGTTACCATGTACGAAAATGGTGTATCTGTCGCCACGCTTACAATGGCAAACACCATTAACTTTGGTAGCACAATGCAAATTGGTGCAGACGGTTCAGCAAATTACCCATTTCAAGGTTATCTTACTGACTCAAGACTTATTGTTGGAACTGCTGTTTATACTGCAAACTTTACCCCCCCAACTGCGCCATTAACGGCAATTTCTGGGACAACTGTTCTTGTATCTACAACCAACGCCGCTATCATTGACAATGCCATGATGAGCGACTTAGAAACTGTGGGTAACGCACAGATTTCTACAAGCGTTAAGAAGTATGGTACTGGCTCAATTGCTTTTGATGGTACTGATGATAGATTAGTTTCTGCGACAAACCCAGCTTTTGCTTTTGGTACGGGGGACTTTACTGTTGAAGCATGGATAAATACAAATGTTCTTACAGGTGAAAGAGGATTTATTCAAACTTCAGCAACAGTAGGTGGTCTGCAAACATCGTACACAAATGGTGTTATTGCAGTTGTTGCCGCTGGAGCAGGTTCTTACACAATTAATATCAATATAGCTGGAACAAATATTGGTGGTAGTGTTGCAGTAACTACAGGGACTTGGTATCACGTTGCATTTACTAGATCATCTGGTAGCGTAAGGTTGTTTATCAATGGTACTTTGGCTGGAGGCCCAACAACCATTACAGCAAATTTAGATGGTCAAAATGTTTGTATTGGTGGCTACTACAGTACTGGATATCTTTGGAATGGATATGTAGACGATTTACGCATCACCAAGGGTTTTGCTCGTTATACAAGTTCGTTTACACCACCTACAGCAGCATTTGCAGATAAAGGATAAAACATGGACATTGCAAAACTAGACAATGGAAATATCGTAGTTGGCAACTATAAAGAGTTGTTTCCCAATACATCTTTCCCAATTACAGGCCCTAATGATGACTTCTTTACTGAGAACAACTGTTTAAAAGTTAGTCAGTTTAAGGCTCACGATAGGGCTACTGAGATGCTTGTTGGATGCAATCCATACGAGGAAAACGGCATTGTTTATACAGTTACTGTTCAAACTAGACCAGAGCCAGAAGTTATTGAGGCTTCTCAAGGTGCAGATTCCGTATGACCCCAGAATTGCAAGCCTATTACGAGGCGAGATTCTCAATGATGGCTACCGAAGGGTGGAAAGACCTTTTGGAAGACATTGACAATATGATTGAACCTTTGAATAATATATCTACAATTGAGGACGAAAAAAGTCTACAATTTAGAAAAGGTGAACTTTCTATTCTCACATGGCTGAAAAACTTGAAACAAGTCAGCGAAAGAGCCTACGAGGACTTAAATGAGAAGAATGTTTGATTTCGTCTGTGAAAATGGACATAGAACAGAAAGATTGGTTGATTATGAGGCAACCAGTCTAATGTGTGAGTGCGGAGCTACAGCCAACCGAACTCTCTCAGCGCCAGCTTTTAAGTTAGAAGGTTGGTCTGGTCATTTCCCAACTGCTCATGGCAAGTTTGAGAAAAGCCATACCGACAAGCTAAAAAGCGAACGCAAACTCAACTCATAAGCAATAGTGCCGAGTTGAATCTCCTACAACCGATTAACGGCAGGAAAAAGGAAAAATATGTTGATTGATAATGACAAAGAATTGCCTGGTGAGTTAGAAATCGAAGAGCAGAAGATTGCTTCTAAAACAGAACTTCCTGAGAAATACAGGGATAAAAGTCTGGATGAGATAGTAAAGATGCACCAAGAGGCTGAAAAGCTAATTGGAAAGCAGGCTCAAGAGGTAGGCGAAGTTAGAAAACTAGCCGATGAACTTATTAGACAGAACCTTGGGTCTAAACAACAACAGATTAAGCAGGACGAGCCTGAGATTGACTTTTTTGAAGACCCAAAGAAGGCAGTTCAAAGGACAGTTGATAGTCACCCTGACATTGTAGCTGCGCGTCAAGCAACGCTAGAGATGAAAAGGACACAGATTCAACAGAGGTTAGCGCAAGATCATCCCGATTTTGGCGATATTGCTAAAGATCAGGACTTTGCAAACTGGGTTAAATCTAGCCCTGTTCGCATTGAGTTGTTCAAGCGAGCCGATGCTGAATATGACTATGATTCTGCCAATGAATTGTTAAGCACTTATAAGCAACTTCGTGGCGTTAAGAAACAGCAAAGTGAAGCATCTAGCGAGGCTACACGCAAGCAGAATCTTAAAGCGGTAGGAGTTGATGCGGGTGGTTCTGGTGAGTCATCAAAGAAGGTTTATCGTAGGGCTGACCTTATTCGGCTGAAAATGCAAGACCCGAATAGATACGATGCGCTTAGTGATGAAATCATGGCCGCGTATGCAGAGGGTCGTGTTAGGTAATTTTAATTTTAGGAGATTTAATCATGGCATATCCAACCCCAGCAGTAACAGTAACCACAGCAGCAACCTTCATTCCTGAAATTTGGAGTGATGAAATTGTTGCCGCCTACAAGAAAAACCTTGTATTGGCAAACATCGTAATGAAGATGAACTTCAAGGGCAAGAAAGGTGACACAGTTCACATTCCAGCTCCTACTCGTGGTTCAGCATCAGCTAAAGCGGCTTCTACAGCCGTTACTCTGATTGCCGCTACCGAGACTGAAGTTCAAGTTTTGATTAACAAGCACTATGAGTACTCACGCTTCATTGAGGACATCGTAGAAGCACAAGCATTGAACAGCTTGCGTCAGTTCTATACTGCCGATGCTGGTTATGCTTTGGCTAAACAAGTTGATACTGATTTGATCCAATTGGGTCGTGCCTTCAATGGCGCTACTGTTGGTACAGATGACTATGCAACTAGCAACACTACCACCAAGGCTTTCATCGGTTCTGATGGTACTACTGCTTACAACAGCACTAGCTCCAATGCCGCTGCTTTGACTGATGCTGCTATCCGCAGAACCATTCAGCGTTTGGATGACAATGACACTCCTATGGATGGTCGTTTCTTCATCATTCCTCCCTCAAGCCGCAATACTTTGATGGGTCTTGCCCGTTATACCGAGCAGGCTTTTGTGGGTAATGGCGATGCAATCCGCAATGGTGAAATCGGTCAACTGTATGGTATCCCCGTGTTCACAACAAGCAATGCTGACTTCGGTGCTGGCAACTCTGGCGCTGACCGCATCTGCTTGATGGGTCATAAGGACTCTATGGTTCTGGTTGAACAAGTTGGTGTTCGCTCACAAACTCAGTACAAACAAGAGTACTTGGCTACCTTGTTTACATCTGACACTTTGTATGGTGTAAAAGCTATGCGTACTGCCGCTACAACTGGTGCAGCTTTGTCTTCTAGCGCTTTTGCGTTAGCAGTTCCAGCCTAATAGTTGCCTTTCCCCTCACCTTAATTGGTGGGGGGATTTTTTACATTAAGGAGATTTATTATGGCAGCAGCAACAGCAGTTACTTCTCGTAGGGGTAACGATCAGTTCCGTGGTCTATTTACAGACACTTGGGATGTTTCTTGTACTCTAGATAGCGCATCAGTTGGTACTGGTGCAACAGCTACAGATACAGTTACAGTACCAGGCGTTGCTTTGGGCGACATGGTTCTCGGTATGTCTATTGGTGTTTCTGAGGCGGGTTTGGTTCGTAGAGCCTATGTTTCAGCCGCTAATACAGTTACTATCGTGACTTATAACCCAACAGCAGGTTCTGTTGATTTGGCTTCTACAACCTTGCAACTTATCGTTGCTCGTGCGGTAGTTTAATAAAGAGGGGGCTAAAAACCCCCTTTTTTTCGGAGAATATATGGCTACTTATCGTTGTCTTCAAAGTGGGCAAACTGTGACTTTCACCTATCAACATGATATTGATAGCATGAAGGGTCATCAAGGTTATGTCAGAATTGACCAAGAAGAAGTTGAGAACAACGATAAGCCGCTAGTGCTTGCTCCACCAACCCCTATCAAAAAGGCTGGCAGGCCAAGAAAGGTAGCAAATGTCTGAGATTGATCCAAGAGAGTTTGGCAAACTTGAAGCTCAAGTTGAGGCTCTCCAGACTGAAGTTCATGCCTTGCGTCAAGACATTAAAGCCCTTTTAGAGATGGCTAATAAGTCTAAAGGCGGTATGTTCGTTGGAATGGCTATCGCATCTGTTGTAGGCGGTATCATTTCTTTTGTTGCCACTAAGATGATTCGATAAGGAAATATCATGCCACAAGTAGGAAGCAAGAAGTTCCCATATACAGAAAAAGGCGAGAAAGAAGCCAAGGAATATGGAAAAAAAAAGGGTATTCCAGTAACTGTGATGATTGCTATTGGTAAGCCAAAAATGAGAGGTATGCCTACTCGTGGCGGCAGAACAGCAACAAACATGAAAAAGACTGGTCGTGGCAAATGAAAAAGACTAAAGCTGAAGCAAAAATCTCAAAGGTTATGCGTGAGTACAAATCTGGAGCACTTCATTCTGGCAAAAAAGGCCCTGTAGTCCAGTCAAAAGACCAAGCCATTGCAATCGCTTTGTCAGAAGCAGGCAAATCTAAGCCAAAGG